GAAATCTTGGATTGCTGCTCTTGTATTTGCTTTAGCTTGTATGCTTGACTGGAGGACTGCAATGTCTGCTTGGATTGCTCTGTGGTCTCTGAGGATTTCTCCAATTCGTTGGATCTCTGTTTCCAGGCTTGCAATGCCTTCCTTTGTCTCAATGAGAGATTGTTGCGTAGCGTTGATGGTTTTTTCTTTGAAGTCATCTTCAAGCTCTTGCTCACACGTGGGGCAGTTATTGTTAGTAGTAAAGAATGTCTCTTTCTTCTCCAGTAAGTTAATCTTATTAGTGATCTGCGTTTCTAAATCAATGTACTTTTGAGACTTCTTCATTAGTGAATCGAAGTCTTTTATCCTGTCAAACTGCTCTGCAACCTGGGCTGAGAGCTCCGTACAAGCGATATCAAGGAGTTTAATGTCCTGCTCCTTGTCATTGATCACCTTAGCGTGCTTTTCCTGCTCAGCGGTTCTATCTTCCTTCATTTGCTGAATGTAGTCTTCTTGAACTTTGATCTTTTCGTCGATCAAATTCAATTGGTAGTCTACGTTGAGAAGCTCACTCTTATTTAGGCTCACTCTATCTCTCAATAGCGCGCCCATTGTGGAAAATATTTGAATATCTAAAAGATCCTCAATCACACTACGTCTATCTGCTGTAGATAACTGCATGAACGGAACAAAGTTTCTGGATCCCAATACAACAATCTGTGTGAACGACTTGTAGTTCATCTTGAGAATGTTCTGCTCTAATATCTTCTGATAGTCTTTAGTGTGTGAGTCTTGGTTCAGCATCTCACCATTTTGCCACACTTCAAAGTATCTAGGAGCATGGCCTCTACATACCTTATAGTTATTAGATCCAACCTTAAACTCTATCTCAACACACAGTTTCTTCTTATTGATTGAGTTAACTAGCTGCGGGTTGTTGATCTTTCTAAAAGGCTTCATGTATAAAGCATACGAAAGTGCATCTAGGAAGGTTGACTTACCGGCCCCATTCTCACCTATTATTAAGGTATCTTGACCCTGGTTTAAATTGATCTCTGTCCACGTGTTTCCATAGGACAGGAAGTTCTTGAACCTCAGCTTATCAAATATTATCATAAGCGTAATCTTGAATTGACTTCTGGAGGGTTGATTTAGGTAACAGCGTTCCCATGTGCTTACTGTCTTTAGGCAAACACGATCCACCAAAACCAAAATTACCGTCTGGTCCTGGTACCTGCCAGTGAGTTTCCCCGAGTCTTTTATCAGCCATAGCCAGTTGAATTATACGAGAAGGAATTAGTCCCTGATCCTTTGCAGCTGCCCACATATCATTAGCAAAGCTAACCTTCATGGCTAGGAAGGTGTTAATCATTATCTTAACAAACATACACTCCTGGGGCGAGGTGAGTATAGTATCGTACCCTCTAGCTCTAAGTTTCTTGAACAACTTCTCAGCTCGGTATACATTATTCGTGCCAATCATACTGCAGACGTCTCTCGATCCGACATCCTCTTCAATGTGATTCTCTCTGATGAACTCAGGCCAGAAGATTGCATCACCAAACTCTGCACATTGATCGGGGCCAATAGTAGACCTAATTACTGGCTGTACATGAGGAGGCAATGAGCGAATAGCTTGGTGCACTATTGATACATCTAGCTTACCATCTTCACCCGCAGGAGTGGGCACACATATCATTCCGTATCTAACGTCTATCCAATCGTCAACTGTTAGATTTAATCCTTGAGGCGGATCCACAAGCACAGTGTCCGTTTTAAACAAATCATCCATGAGAAGTTTTGTTGCCTTCCCTGCCATTCCATATCCAACTATCGCAACTTTCATATTCAATCCTTTAAATTACACTCAATGCTTCATCATGTAGTGAGCGCAGTAAATTCCGCAGCTCTGGTTTACTCGACTTAATTTCAAGCCCTTCTACGTAATTATCTAATATAGTTAATGTGTCTTCCGCCTCGTCAATTATAGCAGAATCATCTTCTAGATCCATGTGGAGGTGATCTGTTACTACCTGTATGCTCATAGGGTCCACTGCTTCCAGTTTTTCCATGTACAGATCGAACAACATATTATTATCTTTATTTTTAATGATAACTTTAACTGAGCATCCCCTATATTGATCGAATAGTTTTGTTTGATCAAGAAGACCAGTCATGTCCATATTCGTATCGTCATACCAGATCTTGTGGAATAGTTTGTTTGGGTTAGGTATAAACTCTATCTGTCTAGTCTCAGTGTCAAATATATGGAAGCCTTTCTGGTCATCATAATCGGACCACGTAATCTCATATGCCGTGCCAAGATAGTTGATACTCCCATTCACAGACTTGTGGTGGTAGTGGCCTGAACATACTAGGTCAAACTTCTTGAGCCACCGATCACTAATGCCGTGGTCAATAATTCCACCCTTATACATCTCGTACCCTGATAGCTCTAGATGTCCGAATAGAACCTGTGCTGATGTCTTATCAGCCATCACGAACGTCTCTTCTTCATTGGCATCACATATCCAAGGCACCATCATTATTTCACAGTTACCCAGTTCAATAACATCTGGTCGTAAGTATGTGGTTATATTATCATACTCTTCCATCAATAAGTCAACGCTGTTAATCTCTAATGTGTTCTTATAGTACGCATCGTGATTGCCAACAAGGACATGCATCTGAATATTCTGCTCTGCAAGGGGATCGAAGAACATATCCTTGGCGCGTTTAAGTGATGAGAATGAGATATATTTTCTACGGTCAAAGGTATCTCCTAGATCGATAACGGTGTCAATTCCTTTTTCCTTTATTGTAGGGAAGAAGATTTCGTCGTAGAATTTCTGGAAATAATCGTGGACACGCTTACTGTCATTTCGAGCACCAAAGTGCAGGTCGGTTACGAGAGCAATTTTCAAGGCGTTATACCTCTAGTATGTTAAATATTTCCGGGGATTGCGGCTGTATAACTTTCATTCTTGTTCTTCAAGGTTAGCTTCTGCTATCTCAGCTTCCATCTCAGCTTGCATCTTCTCGACAATAGCCTCAAGTCCTTTCTTCTTGACTCGAATCGCTTTCTTCTCAGCTTCCTTAGCTTCAAAGGTTTTGACGAAGTCATTCATGTAATCTGTATTCAGATTGACGTATGCTGAATGATCGCCACTGTCGCCCTCATTGCCGTGAGTTACCATCTCATCATGTACGACAGCAGTTTCTAGTGCTTTGTGCTTGATGTATAGTTGCTTCTTCTCTCGCTGTATTCTGCGCAGAAACGCATAGTAAATGATCTGCGTAAAGTACGCAAACGGATTGCTCGATTTCTCTGGGTTAAAGTTACCTAGGTAATTCACACAATTTTCTATCCCATCGCTAATCATTTCGTCACGATAGGTATAATTAATAAAGTTAGGTTTGGTTGATAGTCTCGTTGAGATCTTTAGTAGACACTCACCAATGTATTCTGTAATCCTAGGTTTCGGATCATCAGCCTCTTCTGCTGCTTTAACTCGATCGAGGTAGTTACACATCTCCTCATATAGTTTCTTGTTATCGACGTAATGTTCCGGTTTTGCTTTCAATATTGCCATCTAATGTATAGTCGTATTCGCATCTAGGACTAGCTCCTGGAAATCTTGCTGTCGCAATATCTCTTCAAACTTTTTTTCTAGTATCGAATAGTACTCCTCCTGTTGTTGGTCACTTGGACCTATGACTTCAGTACGTGTTGTAACAAAGTGTATATATTGTTGTAGTGCATTGTCCTCTATTTTAGATGATAAGGCAACAATTTTGTCTTTTTTTATTTTAAAATGATCATCTTCAGAAAAATGGAACCAGTAGGACGCTGCAAGCTGAGAACTACCGTCACGTGCTATTCGTCTGTGTATTTGTATGGGATTCAATAAGGTGAGGTGGAGGTCGTCTTCATCGATAATTTCAGCGATAATCTCTTCGCCGGAAATCATTTTAATAACTCCGTATGTTGGCTCTATCATATTCATAATATTCTCAGATTGAATGCAACTGATATTCTGTCTTCATCACTACTATTTATCCATACTTCATGAGGCACCCAACCTGGGAACACTATGATGGCTCCTTCAAGCGGCTCTACAATTATGTCTTGTACGTTAGGAGCATCCGGATGACACTGATTAGATACATTAGCTGGGTTTTTTAACACAAGTGACCCACAATTAGCTGGTGCATTTAAAAAGTATACTGCAGTGTATTGACATTTTTCATGACAATGTAGTTCATTACGAGAGCCAGGTCCATTCACATTTACCCATGCCTCTATCACCCCAAGATTTTGGTCGCGGAGGTAATCATACAACCACGGAGCATAGTCCATATCTAGCATATACCTTTTACACCCGTGATTTGAATCAATCATTGGGTTGGTCATTTTTTTAATTACATTTCTGAGTTGAACTCTCTCTGCACGAGTGCCCAATTCTTTTTTATGCATTGTAGGTGCGTCAAACATTATTTTATGTGTACTCTGTATAGCTTGTACTCAAAATTTTCGTCATTATACATTTTAAGCCTCTCAGCAAAATGATCCAACGTGAAATTGTTTTTACTTTTCCATGATAAGTTGTCCGCTATATCAAATAGAGTTGCTTTAGTCTTAGTCTCAGACTTTCTAAGTCCTCTACCGATACTTTGCATTACGCGGATCCTTGATTTAGAAGGACTTGCAAATATAATATTGTGGAGCTGTTTGATGTTGATGCCCGTACTAAATGTGCCATAACTCGCTACAATGATAGCATTGTCTACCGTCTCTACTATATGACGGATCTTCTCTCGCTCGTCTCCACTTACTTCACCGGAGACATAATAGACAGGTCTCTTATCAACACTTGTGTCAATAGCATGCTTAATTTGTTGGTGTAGAGGCTTACCGTGTTTTTCAACAAAGTTGAATAGCAATAGCGTATTTCCTTTCAAACTTAATGCGAGATTGCGTATAAATTTATTGCGTGCTTCGTTTCTTACTAGGAAATCTACCTCGTCAGGATACTTGTCTTTTGCATGTGCTTTCTTGATCTCATCCGGATATTGAAGGGCAATGCATTTGACTCTGAATTCTGCTAGAGTGCCCTTTTCAATGAGCTCGGCGGTTGTCGTGACTTTTTCCACGCCGCCAAACAATCCTTCTAACACTAATCTATGCGTCTGAGCATCATCCAACGTACCCGTAAACCCAAAGCGATATTTCGTTTGATCAAGTTTAGTCATAATAGATGTCAAGGACTTGGCTTTAAATAAATGAGCTTCATCTCCTATCACTACATCGAACTGCTTAAACCAAGCCTTAGGCATTTTGTAGATAGACTGCCATGTTGATATAGTAATGTCACAGTTTGTTTCCTTGTCTACTCCTGCAGTAATCATATGAGTAGGTTGGTCATAACCATAGTCCTTAAAGTCTCCATTCATTTGCTGCACCAGAGATACGGTAGGAACAATAATAAGTGTCCTACGTTTTAAATATCTCATGATAAGGTATATGATTAGCGACTTACCTGATGCAGTTGGCGACAATAACACTGCTCTTCTATTTTTAATAGCATGCGCAAAAGCAGCTATTTGATAGTCTCTAGGGGCTAGGGCGAGGGATAGTCCCTGTATCCACTGTGAGGCTTCTTGTAGGGAAAATGCATCGGCAGCATATACCTCATCAATGATCAGGTTGTAGTCTCTTTCTTTACAGAATCTCTCTACGTGCGGAATAAGACCAGAATATATTCTTTTGGTCATTGGGTTAAACAGTCTTATCTTACCGTCCCACACCTTATTACGCACAGCAGGCATAAACTTCATGCCAGGCACCTCGAATGTAAAGTAGTCTTGAAGTTCCCAACAAGACCCTCCGTCACATTCGATAGTCATGTAGACTTCATCGACTTTAGATATTCGTAATGTTTCCATATTCGTCTATTGGGAAGACATCAGCAATAACCTTCGCACACGCTTTGGCTAACTCAATGTGTTCCAACTGGGTTCCGTTTGCACTTCTAAGTTGAATGTAGTGGATCCATGATCTTAGGGTTCCGTTGACGTATAGCTTAGACATTGTATTACCTTCGGGCAACACACAGCGTGCTTGTTCTTTAGCAATGCCGTTATCAATAGCCCACTTATAAGCCATTAATGCTTCATCAATAACACGTTGTTGCCTGTTTTTCCAAGTTCCTTGAAGTACTGAGTGGCCATCCATCTCAGGATCAAGTTTAATACTATTTTGACGATTCTTAGGATCTTGTAATCGTGCTTCTCTGATTTCAAAAGATAAATCTTGCGTTGGATCTGCGTATCGCTGACTATACTCTTGAAAACTAAAACTACGGTGGCGTAAGAATTGACGTGCTATGTCCCTAGTAGTTTCAATTGATAGGCAGACAGATACCATCTCAAGCGGAGACCAGTGTTGATTATTTATTAGATATTTCACCAATTTATTATTCGTAGCTGTATTCTCTTGATTGTCTGGGTTACTTACCCTAGCACAATAAGCCACAAGATCCATTAAGTTCTGTCGAGACGGCATCATACCGCTAACTACAGGTACCTGACTATAACTTGCAATAGCTACTTTCATTAGATTCCTACCTTGAATTTTTCCCAGTTGATAGCAGCGCTTATATTGAAGCCTCTACCATTCAATGATTTTATGATTGAATCGAGAAAATCTACTTTCTCTTGTTGATATGCTATTTTAAGGTTTGACTGTATCCACACTGGATTAGCGTCTATATGCATAGACACGTCAGTCTTCAGAATAATATGGTCGTTTGGTACCCACCCATATTCAGACATGGTCTCTCTATCGAGGGATCCCAAATAATAGAAAGTAAGATCCCGTAGAAGTGACTTTGACGCTTCGACGGATTTCCGCAAAGATAATCTTTCCTGACTATAGAGCTTGAAATACTTGCTGTGTAGTTGAGGAATGCGTATAGCTTCATCACCTAATTCAGTTCTATCAATCTGAGCATCCGCTGACCATAAATCATGTAACTCATCTAACATCATGCTTGAGGTGCACCCTCGTACCATTTTTCGACCGTGCTTACTCTGAACGATCTCCACGTTGGATCTTCAAGATCCAAACACCAAACAACACAGTGTTCCATTTTAGCTTGATCGAGATCCGAAACGACTTCAACTAGCGGAGCTATCTCTTGGTTGAGAGTGCAATGCATCTTGCGTAGTTCGTTAGTTTTGATCTTGCGGAATTCGACAGTCACGCCGTGAGGTGCTACCTTTGCGGCAGCGGTAAATTCACTTATGTTCATAATAATCCTATTAAAGTTTTGTTACTTCAAATTTTCTATATTTAAATGTTACTGTTGTTTCAATGTAGTCTACATCATTCATGGTAGTCATGAACGGTAGCTCAGCAATTGAAGATGGGTAGCAATCTGTGAAGGTTACTTCAACGTTGGGATTCATAGCACTGTTGAGTATAGTTAATGTAGCAT